AGCCGTTCCACCGGGGCCAATCATTGCGGGACCGGGGCCGCCACCGCCTAAAATTGAACTGCCGCCAACACCACCCTGAGCATTTAAAGTAGGTGTAATAGCTGAGCCACCATTACCACCACTTCCTGCTATATTTATATTTCCATTAGAACCTACACCGCCAGCACCACCAGCATTACCGCTATTGGTCGCATTTGATGCTGTTGCGCCACCTGTTGCAGTAACAACAATTGCGGGTGCAACTCCAAATGATGATGTGCCAGCTACGCCTCCGACTGTGTAAGGTTGTGGGCCGGGTAAAGATGGTGCGGGATATAAAATTATTGATGCGCCACCACCACCACCGCCACCCGCGCCTGATGTTTGGTTGCCTGATGCGGGCGTAATAGCACTTCCACCTGTACCGCCACCGCCAATAACAGTAACTTTAACGCCTTTAAGCGTTGCTGGTTTTGTCCATGTGCCGGGAGTGGTAACCACGGTGTAAACAGGAGCTGTACCACCAGCAGCTTGTGATACCCATGTTGTGCCGTTTGAGGTAAGTACGTTACCATTTGCCCCAGCAGATGTAAGCCCCGTACCTCCTTGTGCCGCACTTAAAGCAGTAGTCAACCCACTCAAGGAAGTAATGTCTGAATTTGCACCTTTTAAAGCAAAAGCAGCGCCTGCATTTGTGGTTGCTCCAGTACCACCTTGAGCAACACTCAAAGGTGTTGTCATCCCTGATACCGCAGGTGTATTTACCCCCGTTGTGCCATCAATGATTACTGGCATGGTTGTACTCCTAAAACTCTAAACAAGTCCATCAATAAAACTCCTCAATAATAACTACGCCTGCTGCACCTGCTCCACCAGAGCCTGTTCCACTACCTCCGCTACCACCACTACCGCCACCACCATATGCTTGACCGGCATTGCCCGTAGTAGGGTTGTTGCTGCCGGGTCCTATACCCGCTGCACCGCCACCAAATATTGACGATCCCCCTGCGCCTCCAGCACCGGCGGGTGCGGGTCCTTGAGTGGCGCTACCATTAGCGCCGCCTCCGCCCCGACTATTAAAAGTACCTCCTGAACCTGCTCCAGCAGCGCCTCCTGCTGCGGTAGAACCACCACCACCGCCTGTAGAACCACCTGTAGCAGATATTGGCCCAACTGGAGCAGTGCCAAAAGAAGATGTTGCTCCAGCGCCACCAACTGTATAGGGTTGTGGGCCGGGCAATGATGGGGCTGGATAGATTTTTATTGAAGCCCCGCCCCCTCCACCTCCACCAGCAGCAGTAGCAAAAGCACCTGCCGGTCCCGCAGTGCCGCCATTTCCACCACCACCAACTACAGTCACCTTTATTGATTTAACTGATGCAGGCTTAGTCCAAGTACCGGGGGATACTGCGACAATCATTGCGTTGTCGCCAGTTGCACCTGATGGAGCTGCGGCTTGAGACACCCAAGTTGTTCCGTTGGAGGTAAGAAGATTGCCGTTAGCCCCTGCCGCAACAGCAGAGACAGAAGAACCCGATCCAACCAAAACGCCCGTAGCTGTTGTCAATCCAGTGCCGCCATTACCAACAGGTAAAGTGCCTGTGACGTTAGTTGCTAAATTGGCAAATGTTGTGGATGTAGTTCCCGTACCACCTGAAGCAATAGGCAAAGCATTTGTCAGCGTAACAACTTGCCCTGTACTGATAGACACTGCCGTCGTGCCGTTTGTTTGAAGCGCAAGTACGCCCGTGGAGTCCGCAGTTTGTTTTAAGCCTGCGCTTCCTGAAGATACACCGTTGTCAGCATTGATCGTGACTGCCATTATTTGTTCTCCAGCGCAGCCTTGATGTCGTCTACTGTTGAAGCTGCGTCAATTGCTGTTTGTATGGCTGCATACTTGGCCCTGATTGTGGCACGGGCGGTTTCTGCGCCTTCCATCTGTCCGGGGATCTGTTTGGCAATCGCATCGTCGTAGGGTTTGAATTCCTCTGCCCGAGCCGCACGGCGGATGTCGTGGGCAATGCCCTTGGCTTTGTCGATGTTGATGGTAATCACTCTGTGTACTCCCACGCTGATCTGAATGTGCGGTCTGTTGGAATGTCAGCGACATCCACAATCTTGTAGGGCTTGCCAGCAGGAACATCCTTGGCGGCAATTTCCTCAATGGTTAAACCGCATTCTGGTGCGGGAACAATGATGGCTACGCCATCGTCAGTTGGAAATATGATTCGTTGGTTCATGTTTGCTCCTAATTAACGGAAAAATGTTGCATTTACCCAAGTAGCGTCTTGGTTTGTATCTGCTGGGGATGCAGTACAAAATCTTAATGACCCTGCAACTCTTGAATTGGCGGCATTACTTTGTAACGGCATGCCAAATGTTTCAGCTTTTAACCCTCCAACAGCAGTAAAACAATAATTCGCATCTGGCATCGCAGTCGTAAAGTTCACCGTATAGTCACCTGTTCCATTATCAGTAATACTCGTCACATTACCACTCGCACGAATCGCCACAACACCTGTGCCGTTGAAGTTCACCCAAGCACGACAACCATAAGCAGTAGCAACAGAGCCGTAGCCTGAGTTGAATTGGAGGTTGCCGCTGGAGTCGATACGCATACGTTCTGCAAGAGTATCCGAAATGCGGGTTTGGAACACCATTGCCCCACCAGTACCATTGGTGGTTGTATTTACAGCATCAATTTCAGCAATAGTTCGGACGCTTGTGTCTCTTGCTTGAAACAATAATGAAGCCGCTGTTACGCCAGAAACGGTTGTATCCCCAGTGCCATCGTGAATGCTTAATTGACCAGCAGTAGCAGATGCCCCTTTTACTTCCAACTTTGCACCGGGCGAACTCGTACCAATCCCCACGTTGCCGCCGTTGGGGTTAATGGCAAGGCTGTAATTAGTAGCAAGATTAGAGTTATCGGTTGCTTGAATCCAGTTGTAGTTACCGCCGTTTGTTCCAAAATCCAAAACAGAAGTAAAGGTTGTGCCTTGCAAACGAAGCAATCCGTATGTTTGCGCTGTTCCAGATGTTTGGGGTGCGCCGCCTGTTTGTGAACCTTGAATAACTGTGCGAACACTATTAAATGTTGATGTTCCAACCCCAAAATTACCAGAACTGTCAACTCTGACTCTTTCACTGCCACCAGTAGACACGCCAACAGTGTCAGCGGCAGGGTAAAACACACCTGTGTTGGTATCTGTTCCTTGGACAGCAGGAGTACCAGCAGAACCATCTACTCCTGAGATTCCCGTTGTGCCGTTGATGACGATGGTCATGGTTACTCCTGATTAACGGAAAATGCTAACGCATAGGGTTGATGCGTCTTGTGCAGGAGAACCTATAGTCCCCCCTGCTTGATATATTGGGTAATAAACACCAAATCTAAAACTACTTGATGCTACTGTACTACCCATGAAGCACATGTTTGCTGAAGCAGTTGCGCCACCGCCAGTAACTAAATATGCAAAATTTGAATCCGCCACCGCAGTTGTAAAGTTAACTGTGTAGTCGCCCGTACCATTATCAGTAATGCTTGATACATTACCACTTGCACGAATAGCAACAGCGCCCGTACCGTTGAAGTTAACCCAAGCCTTAGCCACATAATCTGTGGAAACTGTTCCCCATGAAGTATTTGTACCATTTGTAGTTAAGTACTTTCCTGAATTACCTGTTTGACTGGGCACAAGAGCATTAAATGCTGCTGTTGCTGTTGTGTTTCCAGTGCCGCCTTGGGCTATGCTCAAAGCAGTAGTTAATCCAGAAAGCTGAGTAATATCAGAGTTTGATCCTTTGAGGGCAAATGGCGCAGCAGCACTTGATGTTACCCCCGTACCGCCAGAAGCAACCGGCAAAGCATTAGCCAACGTAACGACTTGAGCAGAACTTACTGTGACCGCCGTAGTCGGTGTAGCACCTGTCTGAATGACAAGTGCGCCTGTGGTATCTGCTTCTACCGAGTACGCAGTGGTTAACGTAGTGGATGACTTGATCGTACTCATATGATTACGTGCCTTTGTCCAGAAGCAAGGGTGATCGTCACGCCGCTGTTAATTGTCAGAGGGCCAACAGTAAAACCATTCTGCCCTGCGGCAATTGTTCCGCTTGCAGTTGCGGTGTCGGCGTTAAGCATCACTGCTCCAACACCCCCGCCTATGGCGTTGGATGTAAAGCTTGCGGGGTAGGTGACAAACACATCTTTTGTACCGGCGCTGAAATTGACCAATGCGCCTGCATTGCTGGAAGAAATAACTGTGGTTCTGGCAAGCGTTGTCCCCGATGAGGTATACGTGCCAATCCCAACCTCCCACTCCGAACCTGTCTGTCCGGCAATGGTGTAATAGGTGGTGTTGCCGTTACCAATGGCTGAGAAAGACTGATACCCAGTCGATGCTCCGAGCAGAGTCACTGTTCCCGTACCCGTCGTTGTGGTCGTCTCTTTAACTCGGTCTGCAAGTACAAAAGCCATGTGTATCCTTAATCCGTTTCAACCAGCGCCCAATCAGAAGTTTCTGCGTTATCTACTAATGCCCAGCCAGCGGTTTGAGAATTGTTCACATTTTGCCAGTTTGCGATCTGGCTGTCATCTACCAATTTCCAATAGACGGCAAGCACATCTCCAACTGCGCCTGCGGCTTGAACCCCAGACAGAGCCACCGTAGTACTGCGACCAACCGAGCCAACTGCACCTGATGCAGCGGTGCCAGTCAAATCTGCGACTTGGATAAACTCAACATTGCCAACTGCGCCAGATGCGGAAACACCTGTCAGTGCTTTGGTTACGGTGTAAACAACTGTACCAACGCTGCCTGCCGCCTCAACACCTGTCAGCTCAGCAACCTTAACAAAGTTGACCGTCCCAACCGCTCCGTCGGCTTGAACACCTGTCAGGGTAACTAATTTGCTTTGTGTGACAGACCCAACTTCTCCAGAAGCGGCAACGCCTGTCAGAGCTTGTGTGTTTACAGGTGCAACGGTTCCAACTGACTCAGAAGAAGCAACACCTGTCAAAGCTTGCGTGCCTGTTGCAGTAACAGTACCCGCCAAACCAGCAGCCTCAACCCCGGACAGCGCGACAGATACAGCTACGTTTACAGAACCAACTTCACCCGTGGCCTGATCCCCGGTCTCCGCTTCAGATATTGTGTAAGCAACCGTGCCAACAGCGCCAGTGGCCTCTACCCCAGATAAGGCAATTTGCCGCTCATCGACCGCGACAGTTCCAACCGCGCCAGAGGCTTCTACGCCAGACAGCGTAATAGAGAGGGTGGGTGTGGTTGTGCCAGCGTAACCGTTGGCATGAACTTCCTGAATCTCAGGGTTGTTTTCTTCTGAAACACCGCCAACATCGGGATGACACAAAACACCTGTCAGGGCGACAGATACATCAATCCCAACCGTTCCAACAAAGCCGTTGGCCTGATCGCCTGTCTCTGGGGTGGTGTTTGTCTCTGTGACAGAACCAATGTCGCCTGTGGCCTGAACGCCGGTCAGGGCAAACTCTTTACCCGCTATGACCGTTTCAACATTCCCAGTCGCAGATACCCCCGTCAGGGCTACGACAACTACGTTTTCGCCAAGGGCGGCGTACGGCGACTGGGCGTATGCGGATATACCAAACATGGTTTACGGCCTGCGCCGCCTCCGCTTTAGGTTGTGGCTAAACGCAACAGAGCAGTCGAAGTTGTGTTGGAAGGCATTGTCAAGGTGAATGTACCTGCCGTGATGGTCTGTGAACCAAACGTGTGGACAGATACAGCCTTGTTGCTCTGTGAAGAGTTGTAGATCAACACCGCATCAAACGCTGTGGTCAGGGTCACAGAGGTGTAGGTCAAACTGGCAGAGGGCGTCCAGTAAGCCACGCCTGCGGTCGCAGAGCTGTTGGTTGCAGTGGGTGGAGTTGCATTGGTCACCGTCACGCCGCCAGCCGAATAGCCAGTACCAGTCACTTCTCCGGTTGTGGAGTATGCGGTGGTCGAAGCATTGATGGTGGCAGAAGCCAAATACAGCGCACCCTTGAAGGTGTCGGCTGCTGATGTTGCGCGGGTTGGAGCAGTGCCAAAGTTATGGGTTGCTGTCATCAACTCGCCCATGAACGAGGTACACATAGATTGGGTATTTGCCACTTGAGTTCTCCTTAAAACGAAGCTGCTTCGCCACCAACAAATGTAGGCGGCTTTTTCAAAGTTACATGCGCGGAACGGTGGACGAGTTCCCCGTCCAACCAGTACTCAACCCATGTGGTGAGTTCATTGTCATTATCGACTATACCCTCACGCTTTTCAAGCAGAGAGTCGTCCATTTCGCCTTTGGTTGTTGTTACCAGCATTACACGATCCTTATGAGTGCTGACGTGCTTGTGTTGGCAGGCATCGTCACGGTGAATGTATTGGTTGATGTTTTTGTGTTTCCAAAGTCCAAGACACAAACTGCGCCGTTGTCTCCGGCTTTGTAGATCAAAGCGCCACGGGCTGTGATCTGACCCGTCCATGATGGAGAGGAGAAAGTCACGTACGTAACGCTGCCAGATGCTGTTGTCTGCGATGTGACGGTGGTTGTAACAATCTGGCCGCCCGCCACATAATTCCCGCCAGATGCCTCTCCGGTTGTGGTGTAGGCTGTGGTGGTCTCATCCAGCGTTGCATCGTTGGTGTACAGAGCCAGACGGAACGTATCCGAGGTCAAATTGATTGACCCGTTTGCCAGCCCTGCTCGCAACGTATTGCAAGAGTAATTTCCTGTGAACGCCATCAGGTTACCGCCTGTCTAAACTGTCCAGACCTGTAAGCATCTTGACGCTCCATACCATCGCCCAAACGCTTCGCCAACGCAAGTGCTTCTTTGAATTTGGTGTCGTACAACGAGATGATGTCTTGCTCACCCTTCATAAAAGTGTACGCCTCCACCAAAGAGCTGTAGAGCAAAACAGAATCAAAGTTGTCGCCCAGCCATGTTGTGTTTGCAGTGGTGATGGACTCTGGGTAGTAATAGTAGTGAAGCTCAACGTAATACGCGGCATCAGGTGTTGGGCCAAGAATAATTGATAGCTCATTGGTGATTGCTGAACTAACAATTGTTGGGCCAAACAGCGCATAGTATTTTGGCTCGCCTGTGTCATTGGGGCTTGGGTACGCTTGGCGAATGAAGTTCACATCCTTGTTGAGCAAATACTCGAACGTGCCTGTATCCAGATTTCCGCCAGTCACACCTGTTACCAACGCCAAAGAATACACCGCAAGAAAATCATTTGGCAATGACACATATTTGTTGTTTGCGGTGATGGGTGTGTACTGATTCTTCCGAAGCGACGGAAACTGAATCATGTTGTAAATGCGTTGTTCAGCCTGCTCAATGAATCGATTGATCTGAGTGGTTGAGTCCTCAGTCGATCCATCAGCAAGATATACGTCGGGGAACTGATTCTCCGTGTATGACTGAATCGCAGTTACAAGCTGGCTGTAATTCATGCCATCGGGCCTCTAGCCATCACGCCTTTGGTAGCCGCGCCAGTGCCACGGATTTTGATACCGCTGGTTTTGGTGGGCTTGTAGTCATTGCTGCGATTGTTTGCCTCAGAGACGTTTAGGTCTTTCATGTATTTTTTATTGTCGGCTTCGCCAACAACAACGGTCGGAACCGTCTTGGGTACTTTGTATGTCGCCATGTTATTTACCCCGTCCAGAGCTACGTTGGTTCATTACCTTCGCCATATTGCGACCATACTTGAGCATATCGGCATTTGTTTTACCGCCAGCGCGAAGTTTGGTTGGCTTTTGACCGGGGTGCATGTTTTGCTCATGCTTGCGAACTGCTTTCTTTGCGTCCATTGTTTACTCCTAAGTTACGCTTGCCGTTACTGTACCAAGTTCTACCGCCAAAACCAAATTGTTTGGTGTTAAATCGGTGTCAAAAAATGATGCCCCACCTACTGGGTTCCAGCCCCATTGAAAGATTCTGCTGCCGCCTTCTACTGTTCCTGTACCCAATGGGCCATTGCCCGTTGGAACAATCTGCAATCCGCTTGTTCCTGACAGCACGTAGCTTCGGTCGGGGCGGGGGTTTCTCAGCGCCTGTGGGTCATCCACGGGCCACATGCCCAACTGCAACTGCGGATGGTCAGGATCCCAGCATTCCGGGCAAACAAGCAAATCGTACTTCTTCGTCTTGATGATCTCAGTCTTCAAAACCTTCAGTTGAAATCGTTGCCCGCAGCGATCGCATTCCGAGATCGCATGTTTACCGGCAGCAAACCTATTACCCACACTTACCTCCCAATGTAGGTTTGGCGGGGCACAAGCCGCAGGGCAGCTTTCTCATGATCTTCGTAGGCGGCAAGCTCCCAAGCTTCGTCGTACTGCTGTTTCAAGAATCCAAGACGTTCTGCTCCGGGCGGAATCTTTCCAGCAATGTAGTACGACAGGCCAGCCGCCATGCAAGGGATGAAGCGAAACGGCACGTCCATGATGTTGACACCGCCACCTGCGTCTTGGGTTCGTCGCAAGCGCCAATACACCAACTGATACTGCTGGGCATTGTCTGGGGTTGGCCAAACGGTGACTGCTGGGACTTGCTGCCAATAGACTGTTGTGCCATTTGCATGGCTTGCCGCCGTGGTGTTTTGCTGGCCACGGAAGCAGTTGTACAAAGTGTTGCCTGAGATATAGCTGTAATTGATGATCTCGTTGTCGATCTTTACAAACCCGGCGGCGGGAAGTCCAACCACAGAGTCCAAAGTGACCTGCGTTGCGTCTATAGCCATTCCACCTACTTGGCTGATTGCCAGTCCTGTGGGCGAAGTTTGGCCGTTGTACCGCTGAATCCAAATCTGAATGGGTCTGGCTTGGGTGATCTTGTTGGGGATAGTGGCGTAGGTTGAGACGCTGATACGTGTGATAGTGAGATCAGCTTGAGTTGAAGCCACGTTTGCGCCTGTGCGGATGACATGCTCCAGCAGGTCAATGGTGTCGTCAGGTAATGGGTAAGTGTTTTGCCCCTGCACCAAGTCAATCGTACCCTGCTCAATTGTCCACAGATTGATGCCACGATTGGCCCAATCTGCAAACATGATGTTTAAACTGCGTCTGGCTGTACGTAGGTCATACCCGGTGCGCAACTCGCCACCGGCGCGTTCAAATGCCTCCTCGACCAACTCAGTAAGGTCTAGGTTAAAGCTGACTGCGCCAGAGGTATTTGCCATTATCTAAACCCTGCTGTTTTCTTTGCCACTTTGGGTGGCTGCTTTACGAATTGTTTTCCGGCTTTTTTGCCCGCACGTTTTGCCCGCGTTGTCGCAGCGTACTCAGCAGGGCTGAGAGCTTTGATTGCAGCCTCTGGAAGATATCTTTCGCCTGTGTCAGAAGAGCGTTTGCCACTTTTGGTTCTCCACTTTTGGGCAGTCCAATCTTTGAGGGATTGCTGCGGCGCTTTCAATCTCTGTACCCCCCGCCAGCAGCCTTGTACTTCTTGGCTACCAACTGTGCTTTCCTCGCTGACCACTGACCTGCGCCTGTGCCTTGGGTTGCTGCGGCTTTTACCTGAGCCACGATCCGCTTACGAAGACCGGGTTTGGTGTAGTTACCAGCGGCGTTGACTTTGCCACCTTCCGCATACATTGCCACATCCTGTGGCTTGTCCTTGCGGCGAATGACTTTTTTCCCCGGCATCTTTGACGGGTTAATCGCTCCCATGCCGCGAGAGGCCATCATGTTTACACCATCTTTCCGCGAGTCTTGCCGCGCTGTGCGCATCCATCCGCACGGCTGGAGGCAGTGCCACCACCAGCCTTTTTTACGGGCTTGCCATCAACACGAATGTCTTGACCGGGTTGCTCAGGCATGCCCGGCTCACCCTTTTTGAACTTGCGTCCAGCAGATGCGCCGTCAATGTCTTTTGGTGCTTCCTTGTTCTTTTCCAGATCATCAAACATGATTCACCTCAATACATTTTGCAACGGGTTTTGCCGCGAGATGCAATCCCATCAGCGCGTTTGGAAGCAGAAGAAACTTTGGAGGTCATACCGCCGGAAGCCATCTTCTTGACCATACCACCGCGACGCATTGCGGAGCCTGTGCTGAGCGCATCCTCGTTAAATTCTCTTGGTGTAGATTTGGGCGGGGGATTTTTGGCTTCGCGTGCGCGACGTTCTGCGGGGGTTTCAAAATTCCTTACGTAGTCAGCGACGCTGCTACCAACAGATTTAAGCTTGTCGTATGCCGCTTGACGATTTGCTGCTGCTTGTTCAGGAGTTGGAACTCTGCTGCTACCGCTGCTGACTGCGGGTTTTGCGCTTGTGGCGGGGCCTTGGGTAGCTGTTTTTACAGCTGTTTTTGCTGCATCTGATACTGCATTTTTAACAGTACTTGATTTTGTATCTGTTTGTTTTGCTCCGCCCATAACTGCGGGGCGAGCGCCACGAGACGTACCAGCTTCCAAATTACTTTTTTCTGGGGCAAGTTTCACACGCTTGTCTGATGGCTCAGATACAAGCTTGCTAGGTTTTGGCGGCTCATTTTTTGGTTTTGGTGGCTCATTTTTTGGTTCTGATTTGGAGCTTTTTGGCGGCTCTGGTTTGTTGGGTTTGTCGGATTTGTTATAGCCCGGGCCAAGCGTAGTTGTGCCGCTTGCGCCAGCTTGATTAAGGCCTTTACCGTAGCCTTCATTGCTGTAGTTTTCGTCGGTAATGTTATATTTTTCAGCGGATTTATCTGATCTAGCAATAGTTTCTGCCGGAGTTTCTAATCTATTCTCAGCAGATTTATTCCCAGATACAGCATCTCTTTGGGCTTTTGTACGAGCATCAGACGCATCTTTTTCTGCCGCAGTTGCAGCAGGGCCTTCTTTGTCTTTGTCTTTGGACATCATATACGCCGCACCCGCAAGTGCAGCAAGCCCAGCTAATCTTCCAGCGTTTTTTGCCATGATTTACTCCTTAGCAGTAGGCTTTGCCGCCCTTTTTCATACCCAGCGGTTTAGAACTGGACATTTTGACCATAGTACCTTTAGAGATACCGCTTTTTTGAACAGCGTGTTCGCCCTTACCTTTGCTTCCACCGGAAGGAACAGCGCCCATTTTGGCCTTGGTGATACCGCCATGAGCCATCTTGCCCTTGCCATCTGCGGCAAAGTCGGGAACCATCTTCCCGCCCTTGTTGACCATTGTCATGCCGCCGCCAGCCATTTTCTTCATGCCAGCTTCTTTCATTTCATGCTTGACCATAGACTTGGGTGCGCCTTTGGCTTTCATAAAGCTGATTTCTTTTTTCATCATTCCCTTGGATTCTTTCATTTCGCCACCTTTTTTAAAGAGTTCCTGTTTACCTTGATTGGTTTTAGGATTGTTGACTACTTGCCGGTCAGTACGAGTTTTTGACCCACTCCCAAACTTCATACCTTTGCTGGCTTCGCTGAAGTCTTTACCCACGGATTGTGGGACTCCGGCTTTCTTCGCAAATGCTGGATTGTGTGCCACAGCATCCATGAATTTCTTTTGTTTAAGACTTGTTGCTGGCATTGTCGTCTTTCTTACCATTTACAAATCGTTGAACCGTGTCTGTTTCATAAATGCGGATACACATCCATACGATAGTCAACAAAGAACCAATCAAAGCTACTGTTGGCGTGAGCCACCCCATAACGCTAGTTGCGGCTACTGCCACAGCTGCGCCATCTGTAGTTACCTTTATTTCATGCGTGTTCATACAAACTTGCCTTTCGTCTTGCCTTTGGTGGCACAGCCATCCGCTTTGGTGACGTAGCCACCATCTGCGCAGTTCCATGCACGCAAGCTTTTGTTAATCCTCGAATCCGGATCGTTGGCGGTCTTGGCGCTCGTAAGCTTCGCTTTCATGCCTTTCATTCGGGCGCAGAAAGAGTCGCGACGTTTGCCGCCCTCTGGCTGGGGACGCTTCAACCCGGGTTTCCCCGGATTTGCTGCGTTGTAGGAAGCCCGCCCTTTGGCGTTCAGCCCGCCTTCGGGATTCTTCCCTTCCGCTCTTTGCCATGCGGGGGACTTAGCCATAAAAGACCATGACGGAGGCAACGGTAGTCACGTCAACGTAAATACCAGAGGTAAACAGCAAGCCTTCGCCGGGGAGCAGTGTGTAGTCTGCCCCTGTAGTGCCAGCAAAAATGTTGAGCGTCAAACGCGTTGTGCCGCTTGCACCCCCATCTTTAAACACCACTGATCCGGCTGTAGATGCGGTTGGGACGATGCGAATGCCTTTGACACGCGCACGTCCAATTGCATTACCAGCTTGGTCGTTCAGTACTCCATCGTCAGTACGTACCGCACTGGCTAGGACGTCAGTTTGCATTCCCATAGTTGGCTCCTAATCAGGAATCTGCAAACGGTGTGGCAACAGTACCTGTACCCAAAGCAACGCCATTGACCATGTACTTGTTGGCTGCAAGAGCAAAAATCTGCACCCATGTGCCAGCAACACCGCCGGTCGTGCCGCCGTTGAAGTTGATGAAGTCGTTGGAAGAGCCGTTGGCGGTATAGGCAACCAAAGCGTTTGAGCTGTCGGTGTCTACACCAAGGATTGTTCCCAAAAACAAGTCGCTGGAACCAGAAGTTGTACCAATCTTTAATGAGCTGGTAGCGATGGTTGTAGGAACCCAGATTGTGTACACAACACCTTGGTTGTTCAGGGTGTTGGGGTCTTGGCCGGGGCCAGAAGAAGATGGGTTAGCAGAAGTAACAATGGTGGGCAAAGTCAAAGTGACGTTTGCAGCCAATGTACCGCCAACAGAAATGATGCGCCCACCGTGGTCAGCAGGGGTCAAAGACGTGCTGGAGGTGATTGTGACGATAGAACCGGGGCCTTGGTTATACATACCCGCCAATGAGCGGACTGGGCCTTGAAACGTAGTGCGTGCCATGTTTTTTCCTTACATGCAAGTTGGGGTGTATCTGTCTGCATGTCGTCAAGCCGGGACTTGTCAGATACACCGGATAACCCCGGAATGCCTTCAATATACACCAAAAGAAAAAGGGGCACAAGGCCCCTTTTCCAGTTTATCAGGACGAACCTGAAGAACCCCACATACCGAGGGGATCAGACCAGCCAAAGCTGTAACGCTCACGGGCCTTGTAACGGACGTTGCCGGTGTCAAAGTCGCCGTCCATGCTGTTAGCCAGCGGAGAACGAACGAAGTGCTTCAGACCGTTAGGCACGTCTGTGGTCAGGAACCAAGCGTTGGTGTCTGTCAAGAAGTGGTTGACAGCGTAACCGCCGGGGATTGCGCCCATTTGCTTGATGGCGTTGATGTCGTTGTCCGCTGTAGACACACGCAGTTCGGTGTCCAACAGACGTTTAGCGACGAACATCAAGTTCGGGGGGACAATCATCTTGACAGGCTTAGCTGCAATCAACAAACCACGCTCGTCTGTCCAAGCCGCAATTTGAATAACGGCGGCTTCCAAGGAAGTCTCGTTCAAATCAACTTGGGTAGAAGGAGTGTTGCTGTTGGTACCGCCAGAAATCAATGGGTGAGCAGTACTAAACAACGCCACGCCATCACCACCGGGGTAGCTGGAGCTAAAGCCATTGTTCAGGACGGCAGCAGCCTTGACCTGTTTGGTGTAAGCCATAGCACGGGCCAATGACTTGGTATAACGAGACGACAAGCTGTCGTACAAGTTATCTTCAATCGCTTCTTCAGTGATTGAGAAACCCAAGGCAATAGTTTCGTGTGTATAGCGGGTTGTCCATGCTTCTTGCGCATTGTCATAAGCGATGGCAGAACCTTCGTTTTTGACTGGTGCGGCTGAGAAGCCAGACAGCTTGGTTTCTTCTTCGAAAGAACGCTCAGAGGTTTCAGTTTCATAAATCTCTTTATGTTCTTCACCGTAGCGTGCGTACTCCATGCCGAACAAAGCGTTCAAACCGGGGAGCAACTCTTTCAGCAGTTGTGCGCGTGAAATAGCCATGATTTAAGCTCCTTGATTAAACGCCAGAAGCGATAGTGGTTGTATGAATCTCAAAGTTCCAACGAACGATGAGCTCGGGGAACACGATGTTGCCAGAACTATTGACATAAGATGTGTCAGGCACAACGTCAACGACGTTCATGGGCAGTGTTCCTGTGGTTGCAGAGGCTGCAACAGCTACGCGGCTGTCGCCAGTAGTTGTCAAACCAGAGTTCTGAACCAATTCCACGTTTGTACCGATAACGGTGTATTGAGTGGTAGATGAAGGCAACAGGCCAGAAGATGCGCCGTCAGCCGTAGTACCAGCAGCAATCACAACTTTGAACAAGGTATCAGGGTCATTGACCACGTAAGCGGTAATAACTGTACCTGTTGGAGCAGTGGTGTTTGCTGGGAAGTATTGTGCGTAAATGGTTTGGCCTTGCGCGTTAACGTAAGAACAGCCCATGAAAACACCAATAACTTGTGATGTGGTTACTGTTGCGCGAGCAGAAGTAATAGCAGATTTGATAATCGTGCCATCATTAATGATCTCAACAACATCGCCGTTGAAAATGCCAGTGTTGTAGCCAGAAGCAATCCGGTACTGACGAGTTGCACCCGCAAAGGGTGTACCACCGTACAGATTGATCGGCTTCAAACCATAAGGTTTGTCTACCGTTGGATAAGCCATTTAAGGACTCCTAAATTTAAGAACCAGAACCAAAAGTGACTTTCGACTTCTTATCAGCGAATAACGCCATATTAGATCGAGCGTCCCTTTCACGAAGGAAATTGTTGTCTACCGAATCCATTTGTGATTTGTTCAGGTTTTCAAAGTGCTTAGCACGTTGTTCCATAAACTCAGATGGAATACGACAGAGCAACAGCCCGCCAATCTCAATGCCGCCCTTAAAGCGGCCTTCGGTGGCAGCGTGCATCATGAGTTCAGGATATTCTTCCGCTTTTACGGGTTCGTATCCCTCACGTAACTTAGAGGAAATATTGCTGGGGTCAGCAGTTCCCAAAGTACTTAAACGGACATAACGATGTTTCCAACCGGGGCGTTCATCAGGCATAGGTAGCGCTTCGGGAGCTTGCCAAGACGTTGGTCTATAGCTAGTAGCCCGGCTATCCAATATACGATCTAAACGATTCTGCGGTTTTTTTGTTTCTACGTTTTCCATGATTAAGCACCTTTTCTAAGTAAAGCAACCTGTCTTGCGTATTCTTCAATTGGCACCCCAAGGCGACGCGCTTGCGCGGCTTCTGATGCTTTTAACCGAATACGATTAGGCGGTGTACTCCGTGTAGCGGGGGCCACAGGCGAAGTAATTCGTGTTGCACGGCGCGGCGGATCATCTTCATCATCCTCGTCAACCGGTTCTGACGTTCTTTTCTTTGGAGGCGGTTCGTCATCCTCGTAGCTCTGCTCACTTTCAAAGTGCTCAGGAAATCGTTTGCGCATCGTTTTATCGATGGTTTTGAAGTACTCTTCAGTACCTACATAGTCCGCACCATACTCGCGCTGCAACTTTTTGTCAATACCCATTGCAGTCATAGTCATTTCTTCATCTTTACCCCACCAATCGCTGTTGCGTTCAATCCACTTTTGAGTGCGGGGGGTAAATCTAGGTTGCTCGGTTTCGGCGGGTTTGTATTCTTTTTCTTCTACCTCAATCGGCTTCATACCAGAGGCTCTGTCCAAACGCAAAGTAGCCTTGGCAATTTCTGCTTGGGCTTCAGTTAGTGCGTCCAGATCCCCCGCTTCGTGGGCTTCCTTGTACTTTTTCTTGGCGGCTTCAAGCTCAAGCTGAGCGCTTGACTGAGACTGCTCAATTAGTACTTTACTTCCACTAGAAATTTGTTGTTGAAGCTTTTTGTTTTCTTCAAGAATCTGTCTTGCATAAGCTTCAGTTGCTTCGCGTTCCCGCAAAGCCTGCTCTTTTGCACGACGTTCATCGTGATAACCACGGGTGAACTTCTTGATTCGGGCCTGAACCTTTTCATCATAGGAGGCTAACTCCTCTTCAGTTGGGTCTTCTACCTTCTCCTTCATGGGCTTGCGGCCACGGTCTTCGGGAGGGGTATCGTCCTCAATCTCAATCTCAATATTGTCTTCGGCAGCAGCTTTTTTGGCTTCTATCTCGTCTGGAAACTCGTACGTGTCGTCAAATTTCGTTGCCATGTGTTACTCCTTATGCAGCTCGTGTAATGCCACGGGGGTCTTCTACAACCGCTTCTACGCTGTCATCGTTGATGATGCGAAATTCACGGCCATGAATCTTCAGGCGGGTGCCTGAATTGGGTCGGACGATGACAAAGTCACCTTCCTTGCACGACGGCCCATTGGGGAACCGGGTGGTGTCTTTGTACGCATCAGGCCCAAGCTTGATGACAAACAGGACTGGGGTCAGTACTTCTTCATAGTGCATAGTTTTGTCAGCCTTGATAAGGCCAACTTCACTGTCTGCATACTCTTCCATCGCTTCTGGTACAACGCACAGCAGGCGGAAGGTTTTGGGATCAGGCAACTGCTTGGCTTTCTCCTCGGCAGTCTTATTCAGAATGCCAGATAAATCAACAGCAGCGACATCAAATTCAGTCATCAGATTTCTCCATTTTTTGCACAAGGTCTTGGATAATGTTTTCTGCGTAGTTCAGACCTTGGACAACTCCGCATACTCGGCGATACTCTTCAATCGTGTCGCAACGTCCTGCTGCAACGTAGGCTTCACGTTCTTGTTTTAACTTTTGAATTTCTTTGGCCACGTAAGCCAATTCTGGGTAGTTACTCAATCACGCTCCTTCTTGGGTTTGCTAGGCGGTTGTTTGTTTTGCGCTGCCCGTTGCGCTTGCTGTACGGCTAATTGAGCGCGGTGTTTTGCAGCGTCAATACCCATACGAACTCCTTCAGCTTCCATCTGCTTGTTCAATTGATCCCGTTTAGAAGCAGCGGTTGCCGCGACCTGCATAGCAGCGATTTCTTTCTGCGCTGCAATACGTGCTTCTTCAATACGAATCTGATCTGCTTTGGCAGCAGCATCCATTGCTTGTTTTTGTTGTTTCAACTGCAACTCGCCTTGCTTCAACTGAAGCTCTTGCATCTGCATCTGAACGATCGGATCTTGCATCTGCTGCTGAGCTTGCTGTTGTTGAGCTTGCTGTTGAGCTTGCTGAGTCAATTGTTGTGACGCTTGCGCGGTCAACATAGCAATTCGATCGGCCAACTCTGGAGGGACTTGTTTGTTTTGTTCTTCTGTAGGCAGTGGCGTACCAATAGCCATCTCTACTTGCTTGCGGTACTCAAATGCAATGTGCTCGTTGATGTGCGCCATCGCTGCGGCCATGATCGCCTGCGCCTGTGGGTTCATCTGCATCAACTGTTGAATCTTGGGATTCTGGATCGCTGCCATGTGCGCTTGAATATGCGCCTCGTGGTTCTGCTCAATGAACGCTTTGACCGGCTTCATAGTCAGCAGTGCTTGGTTCTCAGACACGGGGTCTACAGGTATGGCGTCGTCTTCTGTCTTGACCAGCTTGGCTGCATTCTTCACGCCCAAGACTTCAATCATCTGACGGTGCAAGAGTGACATGTCATACAACTGCGGAGCAGACTGTGCAAGCTGCATCACTGCTTGGTACTGCACAATCTTTTGAGCCATCGTCGCTGCGTTGGGGTCACTCACAGGGATGACGTCTACTTTCTCGTAATCTGATCTACGGGCAGTACGGCTACCTTCTTCTGGGTCGTAGTCGTAGTCTTCTGGGGCGTAGTCAGCGATGATTGTCTTTAAGAGCTTGAACTCTTGCTTCATGGTGAAGTGCATACGCGCCTGCACAGCGCCCATCACTTTAAGAGTACGCTCAAGCAACGCCAGCGTTGTACCCACTGGAGCCTGTGCCGACATGTCGGACACATTCATATCTCCTGATGAAGCGAACGCTCTGCCCTCTTCCACGATATTTTGGAACAGGGCAAACAGAACCTGACTTGGCTCTTTATATGGTAAAGGAAGAATGTTGTCTCTGATTGAGCCGCTCGGTACGTCTACGTCCCTGAACTCTCCGGGCTGGATGGGGGTGTCATCTCCTTTGATGCGCAGCCCTCTGGACTTGAGGCCGCCGGGGAGGTTCGATAGAGTTCCTGCATCCACCAACTGTCGAATGAGCATGGTGGCGGACTTGGCGTAGCCCCCGATAAGATGGATGAGACCGTAGCCATAAAACCCAAATCCGGGGATGTATTGGTAGTGGACGAAGTGCTGACGCTTGAGATGGAGTTCATCATCTTCATACCAATTTCTCCGAATGGCAAGAATGGTTCCGGTCTGCTTTTCCACGGTAACAACATACGGCAGTGCAATCCCTGTGGGTTTACCCTTTTTATCAGTGTGCTCAAAGCCGGGTAAGTCCAAGTCAACGTGCATCTCAAGGATACGGTATCTATCGTCTTGGGTGGCCGACATCCCATCTTCTTCGGCTTTTTGTTTCTCAATATCGTCCAACTCGTAGCCGGGGTCGCCCAGCTCTACATCAGCGTAAAAGCCCGCATTTTGTAGCTTCTTAACCTCGTTCTCGGTTTTACGCATCACATGGGTCACACGTTCTGCTGTCTCTAAACTTGTGGCCCCATACGGCACGACGATGTCTTCAGCGGGGATAAATACTGCTGCTTGACGACCTTTACTGGGGTCGTAGTAGACCTTCTTGAACGCAGAACCCGCCAAAGGTAAGTTCCACAGCATCTTCTCATGCTCTGGACGGTACTCGACCATCACCTCAGTCAGCTGGTAGTTCATGTCCTCTTGCACGCGAGCAGCTGCGTCTTCGGCTTCAGGAGTGTCTTTACCGATGATTTTCGTCTTTACAGGCCCCATCGCAGGGAATGTCTCAGATATCCCCTCTGACTGAAACCGCACCACCGACTCCGTGAGCATGGGGTGAAACACGCCACACGCCCCCTGCCAAGGCTCTGTTCTATCTTCATACTTCAGGCCCAACAGCTTCAACCCATCTACATATGTTTTGATCCAGTCTTTGCGGTCCTGCGTATCTTTATCGAAGTCATCAATCAAATCAGAGCTGAGTAAGGCCAACTCTTTGTCGTCCATGTACTCAGCAAGATTGGCATCAAACGTATCGGCTGTTTCTTTCTGTGGTTTGAGATCAATCTCAATGTCCCCCATGCCAATGCTCACCGACTCAGGGTCTTCGATCTCAATCTCAATGTCTGGCGCACCTTCTGGAATGAGTTCTTCTAAACCTTGTGGAGCTGCGTACAAACCTTTACTGATTGCCATGATGTGTCCTTAAACTGTATAGAACCGCTCTTTTCTG